ATAAGGCTTGTTCTATTTGGTTTGAGGGAATGGTAAAAAAACTTAAATACGATAAGAGAAAAGTATCACAAGAGTTGGAATGTAACTTCTTAGGATCGGGGGATAATGTCTTTGATTCTAATCTGTTACAAAAAATTCGTGAGAATATGTTGAAGGGCCCTCAAAATAAAATGATGGGTAATTCATTATGGATTTGGAAAGAACCTGAAGTGGGTCACAAATACATTATGGGTATTGACGTTTCTCGTGGGGATAGTGAGGACTTTAGTACTATTCAAATTATTGATTTTGACACGAGAGAACAGGTATTAGAATATATTGGTAAAATTCCACCCGATACATTGGCTGAGGTTGCCTTTAAATGGGCAAATATGTATTCGGCATTTGTTGTTGTGGATATTACCGGTGGTATGGGTATTACCACAGTTCGTAAACTACAAGAATTTGATTATAAGAATTTATATATTGATGGCGTAGATCAAAATAACATTTGGAGATCCGCATCAAGAACGGTAGACAAAATACCGGGTATTAACTTTAATGCCAAACGTGTTCAGATCATTGCGGCATTTGAAGAAGGCCTGAGACACGGATTTAGAATGTATAGTTCTAGATTGTATAACGAAATGAATACGTTCGTTTATATTAACGGTAGACCTGACCATCAAAAAGGACATCACGATGATTTAATCATGTCTATAGCAATGGCTTTATACGTGGGAGAATCTTCGTTCTCAAGTTTAGAGAAAGTTACGGAACATACAAAATCTATGATTGAATCGTGGACTGTCACTAGCAATGAATCGGTAAAAGATATTATTAGTTTTAATCCTACAATGCCAAATATTGGTTATGACTCAAGAAGAGATAGTAGTGGTCCAAGTAGAGGTGATTATGAAAAATACGGATGGTTATTTGGGGGAAGATAATATTTATTATTAAAATAAAATGGGATTAAGTTTAAGAAAAAGGTCGGGGAAAATATTTGCGGGATCAAGATTGATTGTTGAGGGTCAGCAAATTCTAACTGCAAAAGTATTTGATCCAAATTTTGATGGAAAAATAGGTTCTTTACCTAACGAGCATAGAGAATCCCCAACTACAACAACCACAACAACAATACCACCAACACCAACTAACACTCCAACTCCTAGTATTACACCAACGATAACACCTACAATAACCGAATCACAAAGAGCGATTACACCTACACCAACTAACACAAAAACTCCCACACCAACAATAACTCCAACTAATACTATTACACCAACTAAAACATTAACCCCAACCCCAACAATATCTAGAGAACCGGACCCATCTAACACACCTACACCAACTGTAACTCCAACTAATACTCAAACACCAACTAATACAATTACACCTACGCCAAGTGTAACAAATACTCAAACACCATCAGTTACACCAACATTAACTCAAACACCAACTTCAACTAATTTGAGTTCAATAACTACATACAGTATTTCAGGATGTACTAATCTAAATGTTTTAGTTGTTGATTTAGGACCAGGATTTATAGTTCCTGGAGATGTAAACTATTACACATTCACAGGAGCAACACCAAGTGGATGTTATTCAGTCATTGGTAAGATAAATGCTCCGATAGACGATGCGTTTACCGCATCATTTGGATATGGTGGATGTAATGATTGTGAGATTTCTAATATAACTCCAACCCCAACACCAACTAACACTGAAACACCAACAAATACTCCAACGAATACTAACACAACAACAATAACTCCTACTCCAACTGTAACCCCTACGAATACTAAATAGAACTATTTAGATATTTATTGTTATACTTAAAATTGTAATATGGAAAATAATAATCAAAATCTAACAATTTGGCAAAGGTTATCCAAAACATTTGGACCGAACTCCTTATTGGGTCAAGATTTACCCACATACTCATTAGATAAAAAAGAGTTACTTAAAACTACAAATAAACAAGAGTATGAAAAGGAAAAATTACAGGCTCAACAATCCATGTATTTATCGGGTCAATGGGCAAAAATTGAAAACAATCTTTATACTCAAGCAATTTACTATGAACCAACACGATTGGCGGCATTTTATGATTATGAATCAATGGAATTTACACCTGAGATATCAACCGCATTAGATATATATGCTGAAGAATCAACAACTCCAAATCAAGATGGTTTTATTTTACAAATATATTCCGAATCAAAAAGGGTAAAAGGTATTTTAACTGATTTATTTAATAATGTATTGGATGTTAATACCAATTTACAGATGTGGACAAGAAATACCTGTAAATATGGTGACAATTTTGTGTATCTAAAATTAGACCCCGAAAAGGGTATTGTTGGTTGTATGCAATTACCAAACATTGAGATTGAACGATTAGAAAGAGGAATGGCAGCAAAATCAGTAAATGCCGAAGTTGACCCAAAAGAAAAAGGGTTAAGATTCAAATGGAAAGTAAAAGACATGGAATTTAATAGTTGGGAGGTTGCTCACTTTAGATTACTTGGTGATGATAGAAAACTACCTTACGGAACTTCCATGTTGGAGAAAGCAAGAAGAATTTGGAAACAATTATTATTATCGGAAGATGCGATGTTAATCTATAGGACATCAAGAGCACCTGAAAGAAGAGTGTTTAAAGTGTTTGTTGGTAATATGGATGATAAAGATGTTGAACCTTACGTACAACGTGTTGCAAACAAATTTAAGCGTGATCAAATCGTTGATAATAAAACAGGAAACGTGGATATGAGATTTAACCAAATGGCTGTGGATCAGGATTATTTTGTTCCTGTACGTGATGTTACACAAACAATGCCGATTGAGACATTACCAGGAGCTCAGAACTTATCTGAAATAGCGGATATTGAATACATCCAAAAGAAATTAGTGACCGCATTACGTGTACCAAAAGCATACTTAGGGTTTGAGGAAGTGGTTGGTGATGGTAAGAACTTATCATTACAAGATATTCGTTTTGCAAGAACTATTAATAAAATACAAAAAGCAATGATTGCAGAAATGAATAAAATTGCAATCATTCACTTATTTATTTTAGGTTTTGAGGATGATCTACAAAACTTTACATTAGGGTTAACCAATCCTTCGAAACAAGCTGATTTATTAATGATTGATGTTTGGAAAGAAAAAGTATTATTATATAAAGATTTAGTGTCAGAAATACCTAATAGTTTGGCCCCAACTTCGGCAACTTGGGCTAAGAAACATATTTTTGGTTTCTCAGATGAGGATATTAAATTAGACACACAACAACAAAGATTAGAAAGAGCGGTTGCCGCTGAATTAGCAAATACCGCAACTGTTATTACACATACAGGTATGTTTGATGTTGTGGATAGATTATATAAATCTAAATCAGGTTCGACAGAAAATCCACCAGCAGGAGGAGCACCTCCATCAGGTGGTGGTGGAGGATCATTCGGAGGTGGAGGATCATTACCTGACTTCGGAGGTGGGGGAGAAACTTCACCTGAACCTCCATTACCACCATTAGGGGGTGAAGAAGTTGGTGGGGCACCTGAAGCTCCAGCGGCACCAGGGGCTCCACCTGAAGAAGAAACTTTACCTGAAGGAAAGAAAAATGATAACTTAAATATCTTACTAGAAAGTGATGATATTTATGGTGATAAGTACATTGATTTATCTAAAGGTAGAAATTCTTTAGGTTCAATTGAAAATGAACTGAGCAAATTATTAAGAGATTGATATTTATAATAAAAAAGATTATGAAATTCGGTAAATTAAAATCAAAAATAGAAAACAAATTAGTTGAATCATACAAAAATGATACAATTAAAACTGATATGTCTAAATTTAACTCTTTGGTGTTAAAGAATAAAAATGTTTCTAAACTTTTTTATCTATATGATGAATTAACAACGAATAAAGGTCTAAATGAATCCATTGCAAACGAATATATTAATCAAAGTATTACCGCTTATGAAAATTCAATAAACAAAATTTCACCAAAAGATTTAAAACCTTTAAATGATTGGGTTGAGGGATCAGAATATGGTAATGAATATGATGTCGTTGATAATTTATTCTCAACGGGTATTACAAAGTTAGAAGAAAAAATTACAAGTAAAAAAACAATTTTGGAAACAATTACAAAATCCCCGAAAGAGAATAAAGAAGTTATTAATGTACCTTTAAAAACTATGGTGGGAATAGCAAACAAAACTATTAGTAATTACGTAAGTAATCTAAGTGAATCTGATCAGAAAAAATTAAAAACTATTTTGTCTTCTAATGAAGATGAATTAAAAGAAAAATATAACTCTTTAAAAGAGAGTGTAATCTCCAAGTTAGAGAAAATCCAAGAGAGTGAGCAAGATAAAGAAGTAGGAAATGCAATCAATGAAACAATTGAAAAAGTTAGTTCTGAATCATTTGATAAGTTGACTTATTTAAAACTACAAGAATTA